ACTCTTTAAAAATTAAAAACTCATTGTCCCCACTGACATCAATACTTAACGAGAAAGGAGCTAAGAAGTCGGAAGGGGCAGTCAAGTACTCGTTGCCCGTAGACATAGTGCCAAACTGGTTCTTTTGAAACAGATTTAACTGCACACTTTTAAGTATTCGTTCTTCTGCCAACCTAATAAACAAAGGAAGATTGTTAACGAAACTGGTTTCGTCATTTTCTGTATAGTCCTGAATGGCTTGTTTCAGTTCGCCATATGTCATTGTCATGGTGTGTTCGCTTGGCCTCCCATACCTGAATGGTTGGTGCAATAGTAATACAATGTTGGAGCACCTGACGCCACCGTTATTTGAGTATAAGCACCTGCACTTCCAGGTGTACCGCTAGTAGTAACCCCCGTGGTGTACTCTGAACCCCCACCATGACTTCCATTAGCGGTAGTGCTAAACCGGAAAGGATGTGAACTATTGCTGGAATCGCTTTGATCAAAGCGATAAGAGTTTCCTTCATTTAAACTAAGCGTAGGAGAAACAGAACCGCCAATGTAGTATTTATTACCCGTCCCGTAGCTGTTTGTTCCAGATGCAACTGTGACTGTATATGTAGTGTATCCTGTGGTTGTTACGGTTACAGAACCTATAGCACTCGTACCTGAAACTCCCGTTACAGAAAAGCTAACATCGTCTACAAAAGCCGTACCAACACCACCCGTTGCACTTACACCTGTTGGTGTGGCATTAGCCCCACCCGTAGTACCTATAACGGAAACTTCCCCTGGGGCACCAATAGCTCGAATGCGTTCGAGTGTAGGAGCCTCAACCGTAGGCACTCCAACATAAACTTGTAATGATTCCGCCTTATCAGGTCGTGGGTTTCGCAAAGCTTGAGGGTCTGGGCCTACTTTCGGAGGGTATAATTGAGGATGCTTTGGTTCAAATTCATCAGGGCCAACCTTTGCGCCTGTCCATTCAACTTTCATCTGATGCAAGCGGTAACGGCGACCTGACCGATCTGAAATACCCCAAGCCTTTTTTCCGTTAGCGTAAGCCATTATACCCTCAAATAACTTAAACTAGGCTGTAGTTTAAGAGGAGTCCTGCCCTGATCCTCGTCAGCCGCACGTTGAAACTCTTCTTCGTACACTGTTTTCAAAAGCTGGATGCGTTCTGGAGACCTCTTCATAGCTATGTAATAGGCTAAACCCGCTACCATACAGGGGAAGAACCTAAAAGGCATGTCGGTCGTATTTACCAAAGTGTCTGCATCTTCGATCCTGCGCACGTAGTAATATATCAACTGATCCGTAGAGTTTTCTGGCACAGCCCATAAATTAATCACCGGATCGACTTGACGATTAAGCCAGTACTGGCTTGTACGGCCTTGCGTTGTTTTATTGGGGAGTGTGGCGTAATCGCCACGACTAATCCGCTCAACCTCGTAATCTGTACCGTCACGGCGAAGAACTACGTCAAGCAAATCAACTACATCATCAGTTAAAGTTTCCTGTGCCTGGCCCTGCGTAAGGGTTATGGTGTTCTGCTTTACTGTCCATAGGTTTAACCCACGGTTAGCCCATTCTGCAAACATCAGATTCAAAGAACGACGTGCAGTCTTGGCGTCATAACCAGTGCGAACTTCTAATCCGCACCGCTCATATGCCTCTTCAATAACCTCCGCTACATCGAGGTTAAAGTCTCTTGAACCTGAAGTTGTCATAGCATCAACTCATGTTTGTGTTACGAACGCCACGACCAGGCATTACACAACCGCCGTCCATGTATCCGAGTTTAGCTTGTCCGCCACGCATCATCTTAGCTTGCCCGCCACGCATCATCTTAGCTTGCCCGCCACGCATCATCTTAGCTTGCCCGCCACGCATCATCTTAGCTTGCCCGCCACGCATCATCTTACCGACTCCATCAGCGGCGTAATCAGGGACCATCTTACCCTGTTTGTTTTTTACCATATTAAGTTTACCTGGCATTTTAAGAACTCCTATTTCTGCGCGTCATGATGTGGCGCTGGTAATCTTCTGTACTATAGTTCGTATAGTACCCTAATTTTTCCAACTTTACAGCAGCGTTTTCCAACTCAGTCCAACGCTGTATGAACACAATGGCTTTTTCTTTCAAGTACGACAGTAACCAAAGGTCTATCCCCGCCGCCGCGTAGAAGTTATTCATCGCCATGCATTCGTCTTCTAACTGATTATACTCTTTTCCGTAGTTAAAATCAAAGACCATCGTAACTTTATAACCAGTTTGAAGAAACTTAGATGATTCATTCAACACGTCTAGCCATAAGTTATCTGAAACAAGCGTCTTAACTTCGCCGTTTTTAACAGCGGGAAGTGCAAATGGGCAGGCAGGAACACCGTTGTTGTGCTCTGTAGGTTCGGATAATTCCTCTGCCCACTCTCTTATCAAAACACCCTCACCAACCCGCCGTTAGCTTTTTTGTTTTTCCAGCTTATACGCTTTGACGATTTTTTCTTTTTAGAGGCAGACGTGCACTGCGCCATCGTAGGTCTACAAGCAGGGTAGCCTTTACGCTTCTCCCCCTTTTGACGACCACAGGGTTTTCCTGTCTTACAGTCCACCCAACCCTTACCGTCGTTTTGTCCAAACCATTCTTGAAGGGAGTTCTTTGCCATTAGAAAGTCCTTGTACGCTTACGTCGATCTTCTTCTACTATGCCACATCCAGAAGCAATCATACCACCAGGGCTGTATCGGTTTTGTGCTGGACGTTTAGGATTATCTACTGAAGTGATTACACCACCTTCGGCGGCTTTCTTAGTAGAGTTTCCCCAGTTTGCGGCCCCGACCTTTCGGCACTTGGACAGGGCCCCCGATGCGTAAGCGCTGGGCCAGACCTTGTACCGAGCTTTTACCTTTCGGTAACACGCGTCCTTTTTTGTTTTTTTTGCCATTAATCAACTCTTCTGGGGGTTTTGAGATTTGAAACGGTATCTGTCCACGACTTATCAAGTACAGCCTGCCTTTCTGCTAAACGGTCTATCGCTTGAACTAAATGATCCATTTTTACATCCATGACTTCGGTGCGTTTATCTACAGTCACGAGAGTACTTACGATCCAAATAAGGCCCGCAGAAGACAGAGTTAGAATTGTGCCTAAAACTAGAAGCTGTGTGTTCTTGTCCATTACTCTTACCACATCTTGCACGACCAGTAACGGGCCGATAGCTTATCTAACTTTTTAGTGTCACATCCATGCCGAGCGCGGAAAGACTTGCGGCGTTTAGGATTGGATTTTTTGATCGTCATATTAGCATCGCCAAATCTAATAATCTTTTCTTTTCCATTAGCACAGGCTTTCACAACAGACTTCTTGCCGCCAGATATCTGACGCTTCGGCTTGTTGCACTTCATCTTAGATTTGTCGATCTTAGCCATAACTACTCCACAAACACTGTTATTTTCGTATTAGATGGGAGAGTCACGTAAACGCCCTTCTTGGCTAGAATGCCGTCTCCAGGGATATACACCTCGTTCGTTCCCTGTTGGGTTTGATCAACCTCCATAAGAACCTTACCGGATCCTGCTGAAGCGTTGTCATACAAAACAACATCTCCCGAAGCCCCACTCTCATATGTTACGACAACAGCTTGTAATCGGCAGCGTCTCTGAACCAACGCTGCCGAGGTGTGAGAGTGAACTGAGGTTACCTCACTACCAACCATCTCGCCCTCTAAGACAAGAAAATTGTAAGTTGATTTGAGGAACCTGTAAACGCTGCAACAAACACACCCTCTTTGAAAATGATCCCGTTGTCTGGAATATTCATAACGTGATGGCCTGTAGGAAATGTTTGAGTCAACAAAACAGTTCCTGATGCAGAGCCGTCCTTGAGAGTAAACGCGCCCGCTGCATCAGCAAAAATAACAATCTGGCGCAGACGAGAACGAGTAGGCCCAACAATCGCAGCAGTTGTGCCTTGGACCCAATTATATGCGGTTACTGGACCTGACATCTAAGTCTCCTATTAAGAGAGGTTATTATTTTGCTGATACAAAATAGTGAACCGTACTTCTCCAGCGTTCGTCGCTGCCGACGCAGTAACTGTCAAACGAATATCTGCGGTGCCAGTGTCTTCCCACGCTAGTGCCGCACCTGCTTCAGTAGTCGGATACTTACGACCTGCGGTTGTGCCACTTGCGAAAGTGTTCAGAATTGTAGCCGCGCCGCCTACCGTGTCACCAACGCTCAAATTGGTGGTAGCATTAGCCGCTGTAATTACATCTATTACACAGTCAATGATCTGCGAATTAGCAGGGATAACAACGTTCGTTACTTGAGCCGCCAATGCGCCACCAGATAAATCTGCGGCAAAAGTCTGCGCCATAACGACTTGACCAGTGTTTTTTATGTTTGACCCGAGGGTTGTTCCTGTGGTTTCTTTGATGGTCCCCGCTTTAATAGGACCTGAAAAAGTTGTCGTACCCATGTTGATCTCCTGTCTGGGTTAGTCAGCCGCACCATGCAGCTGTCAGGGATATAGAAACAATACAGGAGAACTAAACAAAAAGAAAGGGGCTACCGAAGCAGCCCCCTCTAGTTTTATCCCCTTGGTGTTTATGCTCCAGGGGAACCAAATACCGCACGAGGGTCGCTAAAGCCAAAGCTGTAACGCTCACGCGCTTTAAAGCGCATGTTACCTGTGTCGAAGTCTGCTTCCATGTTGGTGGACATTGGAGTCCGCTCAAAATGGACGAAGCCGCGAGGTGCGTCTGTTTTAATGAAGAACGCATCTGGATCCGTAAGAAAGTCGTTGACGGCATAGCCATCAGGCAACATCCCCATGGAACGGATTGCGTTCGTATCATTGTCAGCCGTGCCAACACGTAGGTTGGAAACCATCAAACGCTCTGCAACGAATTGCAGTTGGCGAGGGATGACCAGCTTGTTGCCGCGAAGAGCAACTTTAAGACCACGCTCATCAACAAAACCTGCGATGTTGATCAAAGCATCTTCAAGAGATGTTTCGTTCAAATCAGCAGCTACTGTTGGTTCGTTGGCAAACGTACCACCGTTAGTAAGCGGGTGGTCAGTTGCACAAAGAGCAACGCCATCACCGCCAGCAGATGCGCCAGCAGTAAATGCGTTGTTAAGAACCGCAGCGGCCTTAACTTGCTTTGAGTGTGCCATCGAACGAGCCAACGCACGAGTGTAACGCGAACCAAGACGATCATAGAGATTGTCTTCGATAGCTTCCTCAGTGATTGAGAATGCCAGCGCCACTGTTTCGTGGTTGTAACGAGCAGTG